TATTTCCTTGACGTATTCAAGTGGTGAAAAGTATACCTTTGAATATGATGATAGGAATAACATGATTTCTAAGACGTATCCAAGTGGTGAAAAATACACCTTTGAATATGATGATAGGAATAATCTGATTTCCCAGACGTATCCAAATGGTTACAAGACCGCCTATGAATATGCGGTAATCACCGAAGAATAAAACACCGCGCTAGACTACAAACATCATGAACATTAAAACAACCAAGGGAGACCTACTGGAATACTACAACGATAGCGATTGCGATGTCATTGCACATTGCTGCAATTGCCAAGGCGTTATGGGTAGCGGTATTGCTCTCCAAATCAAAAATGAAATTCCCGGTGCCTATCTTGCTTACAAGCAACATGAAGAAGATGCTGGTGGTCTTTTTCTAGGAACCATTTCGGTCTTTATTGATGACAAGACCAAGGCGATTGTGAATCTCCATGCACAAAACCTTTATGGCTACGATGGTTCTCGTTTTGTTAATTACGAATCTCTGTATGAAACACTGCGGCAGACTAAGAATCTAATGGAAACCAAAGGATTCAAAACCCTTGGCGTCCCTTACAAAATGGCATGTGATCGCGCTGGTGGAGATTGGCGCATTGTCATGGCCATGCTAGAAACAATTTTCGAAAATTCTGATATTGATATTCTCGTAGTAGAATATGCCAAATAATATTTTTTAGAAAGGATAATCTTTCTAATCAAACCAAACAAACAAACACAACAAACAACACACATGTCACTAAAAATATTGCAACAGGGTCGCGATGTATTTCTCGTTGAAGCTCAGCGAACGTCTGATGTATTGCCAGTCGGTAATTACGATCTTTCGTTTAATGAGTTCAAGGGTTATTACCTAACGAAGAAGGATGATTTCAGCCTTCCTAGTAAGATTTACGGCGATCCATATACCTTCGCAACTCGCGTTATCACTACCGCCAATACCCTCCGTGAAGGGGGTCGTGGTATGGCTGTCCTACTTTCTGGTAAGAAGGGAACTGGTAAGAGCATCACCGCAAAGGTGATCGCTGCCAATTCTAACAGGCCAGTTATCGGTATCTCTGTTCCTTACACGGGACAAGGACTCACCAACTTTATCAATGGTATCGAAACGCCTTGTGTGTTCGTTCTTGATGAATTTGAGAAGACCTTTAGCGATGCCGACTCTCGTAATTATCTTCTGAGCCTTCTTGATGGTATGGCAAGCTCCCGCCACCTTTTTGTTCTCACTTCCAATGAGAGCAATATCGGTGAGTTCTTCGATAGCCGTCCGGGTCGTATTCGTTATCACAAGCAATATAACACCCTCGACAATGCTATTATCCATAGCATCATTGATGACAAGATTTCCGATCCTACTCTCAACAATGCAATGAAGAAGGCCGCTGAAATGTTCTTCGATCTTAGCCCCGACTCTCTGATTTCCATGATTGAAGAAAGTCTGATGTATAATGAAGCGCCAGAACAGTTCCTTGAGTTCTTCAATGTTCGCAATCAGGAAAACACTCGTTTCGAGGCTTTCGTCACGGTTCGTAAGTGGCAGATGAAGAAGGCTCGTAAGGGTCAGCTTAACTTTGTCGAACGCCATAGTGATCTGTGGTATGAAATTGACAACGCTCTTGATACCATCGAAGAAATGAATCTCACTTCTGCTTCTGATGTTGAAGGTGCTATCGGCGCTGATCTTATCAAGCATATTGAGTTCTCACAGCAGAGCTATCACAGCTACTACTGCAATCCGTTCTCGGATCGTCAGCGCATTGTTGTCAACTGGATGCTCAATACTGATCGCAAGAGCGATTCCCGTGATAGTTATGACCTTAATTGGTTCCGTGACGAATGCACCATTGTTCGTCAGGGCAACGATATGTTTGTCACCAACAACCGCACGGGCGATGTGCTTACCCTTAAGGTCTCTGAGACCTCCAAGGCTAACGCATTCTAAAGATACAGAAGATCTGAGTATATCAGGCATTAAACTGCTCACTCCAATTTATGAAAACACCTGATAATGTTTTGATCGCAGCTTTGCGAATCTTGGTTGATGATATTTCATCGGAAGATGGAGTAGCCAACGCTTGTATTGACGAAGCAGCAAATAGATTGGAGGAACTTATTGCAGAGAATGTAAAGTTGTCTGCAATAATCACTAAAACAAAGGATGTTATATGAAATACGAAGTTGTTAAATCTGAGGGATGTTTGTCATATGGCACTACTGTAAATGGTAAAGAGTGGTCGGGTGAATATGAACCCAACTTGATGACAGAAGCGGAAAAGGATGAATTTGTCGATTACCTTTTGCAAGAATTTAAGAAGCAACTAAAAGAGAATACAGTAGACATTGATAGCTTGATCAACTGCTTTCAATACGATAGTTGGGACCAAGAAGACGGTAGCTGTGAAACCTGTGGAGATTCTGTATCTTGGACAACTTGGAAATTTGAATAATAAAACACTGCGGTAGTGTAATGACATGCGATCTGGACTAGGCAAGCTCAAGGTGAATATGAATCCTCAACGAATTGTTGTTGAGCTTGATTCAGATTTCATCCGTTATTATCTCTGGTTCATCAAACGTGAATATTGGATTGATCTACATACTCCTCTTTATGGAGCGCATATCACTATTACAAATCCGAAGCTGCATTCAAACATCAATTACAATCTTGCCAAGAAGAAATACGATGGCAAAGTCGTATCGTTCAAATATGATGTCAATCCTGTGAGAGGTGGATTGAACAAAGGTTTTGTAATGTTTTACCTTCGTGTATTTTCCGACCAGATCGAATCAATTAAAAACGATCTTAATGTCGTCGAATCTGATGGCTACAAAGGAATGCATATCACTCTAGGAACAAATAAAAATGGCGACCGTTTGTGGTGGCCTGAACTAATCACAATCAAATAATATGAACAAACAAATTATCCTATTGCGCTCCGTGTCGGGTGCAGGTAAGAGCACATTCGCAAAACTTCTGACCTCTCGTATTGGATGGGTTAGTGTCTGCGCTGATGATTACTTTACTGATGCCGATGGTAATTATAATTTTGATGCTACCAAGCTTTCCAATGCTCATGCTGAATGCAAGGTCAATTTCATGGAAGCTCTTAATGAAGCTACTGTGGAAGGTATTGTTGTTGCAAATACCAATACGACTCCTGCTGAATGCAAGTTTTACGAACAGGAAGCTGCTAAGGTTGGCGCTACTGTCTTTCACATTGTCATGGAGAATCGCCACGGCAACAGCAATGTTCATAACGTTCCTGAGAACGTTCTTGAACGTCAGGAAGCGAACATCCGCAATAATCTGAAGCTCATTTGATTCATAAAACACTGCTCTAATGTAGCAACCATGAAGTTACCGAATACAGAACAGTTCAATATCAAGGATGTTGTGGTCGATGGCGATGAATGCCTTCTCATTACTCCTACTGATATGGGAACGCATTGGGATGATTCAAATGCTCACTTTCGTAGCTGCTTGCTTCGAAAGGACGATCACAAGGTTATCAGCCTTGGTTTCAAGAAGTTTGTGAATTTTTCTGAGCGTCCAGAGTTTCAGCCTTGGGATAATGATTGGAAGTTTACTGCTTTTCACAAGCTTGATGGTAGTTTGTTGTGCGTTAGCAAGTATAAGGGTAAGCACATCATCCGCACTCGCGGCACTACTGATGCTCGCCAGATGAACAACGGTGATGAAATTGATCTTCTTATCAAGAAGTATCCGCTTGCTTTTGACAATGCATATCTTAACGCTGAGACTGCATCATTTCTTTTTGAATGGACTACACCTAGCAACATCATTTGTTTACGGGAACACAATGAACCTACCCTGACTCTTGTTGGTGCGATTCGTCACTCTGATTATGAATATCTTGATCCGGGAACGCTGGATTACATTGGCGATCATATCAATGTCAATCGCCCTGCACGTTTCAAGTATGCTAATATCCATGATTGCATCGCTGATGTGACTCTTTGGCGAGGTCGAGAAGGTGTTGTTGTTGTTTCTCCTGATGGTCAGACCTTGAAGAAGATCAAGGGGGATGAATACTGCCAGCTTCATAAGCTTGCTACTGGCATCAAGAATATCAATCAAGTTCTTGATGTGTTCTTGGCTTCTCCTAAGTTTACCACAGTTGAAGATTTCTACAAGTATGTTGAAACCACACTTGACTATGAGATTGCTGAGAAGATTAAGGATGATATGGTGCCTATCGTTGAAGCATACAACAACTATCTCAAGAAGGTTGAACGTGTGAAGAACGTGGTTAAACTTGTCAAGGATATTGAAACTCGCAAAGAACAAGCTCAAATTATCCAACAAGATCTTCATGGATGGCAGACTGGACATGCATTCACTCTACTTGACAATCGAGAATTGTCTGATAAGATGGTTGAAAACGCTGTCAACGCTGAACTTGAAAAGGTTCTCAACAAATAATAATTTATGAAACTAATCCTAGCTACTGCTAAATTCTGCGGGCCATGCGCTCAACTCAAGAATAAATTGAAGACCGCTTCTCTTGAAGTGGATTCAATGGAGCTTGAATCCAATATTGAATTTTTTCAAAAACACGGAATTAAATCAGTTCCACGATTGGTCGTTCTTAATGAAAATGACGAACTAATCGAAACCATTCAGGGAATGGATGATATCATCACTAAAATCAAAAACCATGCTAAAGATCAAAACGTATCGTAAGGATTACTCAAGTGTAAAAGTTTGTAGTGACATTCACTACGGACACGATAAAGAGTTTCTGTATGGTCCTCGCGGATTCCTTACTCCAAAGGAACATAATGATTGGATGGACGATCAATTCGCTCAACTTGATCCAGACAGTCTTCTTGTCTGTCTTGGTGATGTTGGACTTAGTGTTGGTCCCGGTCCGATCATTGATTTCCTCAATCGCATTCCTTGTGAGACTCTGATGGTTTGGGGTAATCATAACTCTGGTGTGTATCAAGCATACCGGGCTGCTTTGCCAGAAGGATTCGAGAAGTGTGAAATCTATCCGCTTCGTATCTCTCCTAATGTCACCATGATTGGAGAATCATTTCTTCTTGATATCGACCATGATAGATTTTTCTGCACTCATATGAGTCCGTTGATCTTTCATGATCAGAATAAGGGACGAGTATGTCTTTGTGGACACTCTCACGGCAATCTTAAGCAAATCAACCCTGATCGGGATGACTTTGGTAAGATTCTGGATTGTGGTGTTGAAAATGCCAAGGCACACAACGGAACCGCATTCTTTGATATTGATGAGGTTGTTTCCATCCTTCGAAAGAAGAACGTTTCGTCATTCGATCATCATTGATCGTTTGACAAAGCGGAGATGTGTGCTAGAGTAAGGGCATATAGACTTTATGACAGAGGATGAAATTGAAAATGAGTATGTTAAACTTACTGCAAAGTATGAAAAAGTGTTGACGCTTCCAACCAATTCAATAGATGAAATAAATCGAAAGCAAAAACTGATCAAAAAACTAAAACATCAAGTTGCTGAATTAATTTGTATTGGAGAAGTAGAACATTTCCTTGAAAATGGCCCGATGGGCACAGACCCCGAATAATTTACCGTATGAAAAACACAACAAATAAGAAAGACAAGAACTGGTTGCGTAACCCTAAGCAGAAGAAGAACCCTAAGTTGTTTACTGCTAAGTTCGTGCAGCTACCAGATGGCAGTTTTCGAATTCTTGGAAAGGAAACTAAGGTTCTTTCACGAAAGAACCAACACTCTCATGAGTGGGTGAATGTGGATACTCGCGATTTTGCTCGCGAAATGCGAATGAACGGCGTCCATTCCCTGTAATCCGAAAACTATTTGGGTATCTGGATCGTATTCAGATACCCAAACCATTACCTTTTAATAAAATGATACTCTCCAGCCTGAAAGAATTGGAACTGTTTGTAAATGAAATTACATGGTTGCCTGATGACTTGCATATAAAAAGAGAAAATCCAAAGACGGATTATGAAATTCATCCTTTGTATTTTCCAGACACTCCGTTCATCAAGCTTGAACTATCAAAAGTTGAAAATCATGATAACATTCTGTTGGAATTGCAAAAGTTTGGATATGTGTTTTATAAAAACACAACCTATAGTGAATTGGTGAATATTGACAAAAAATCAACAATCAACATTACTAAAAACTTCAATTTCGACTCTGCTTCTAATAGTTTCCTTAAGTCGGATTTTGGCATTATTGCTACTTTCTCACACTTTGAAAGCAATAAGGATTTTGTTGTTGAAATGATGACCTTTTTGATCAATAAGATTTATGCTAATAAATCAGAGAATGAACATAAGTTCTACATGATCGCACAGGATCAAAGTGGATTGTATAATATCGAAACAACTTGCAAAGCATCACCGATCAAAGATGATCGCTATGATTTGTATTATGGCAAGAAGTTCCCTCACGATCAATTCTTGAAATTCGTTACCGAAGATACCAACAATTTCCTTTTGCTGCATGGTGATCCGGGAACTGGTAAGAGTAACTACATCAAGAATCTTCTTAGTCTTAGCAAGCGGGATGTTATCTATATTCCTCCAAGTATGCTTGCTGCTATTTCTCGACCCGACTTTGTGTCATATATGCTCAACAACAAAGGTAAGATTTTGCTGATTGAAGATGCTGAACAAGTTCTTAGTATTGATCGAAACTCAGCGACCAATAATCTTCTTGGTCTTACAGATGGCTTCCTCAAAGATAGCCTTGATCTGAAGGTTATTGCTACGATGAATGCTCCTCTCAATCAGATTGATCCTGCTCTTATGCGTAAAGGACGACTACATTTTGAGTATAAGTTCGACAAGCTGTCTGCTGATGAAGGACAAGACTTGGTTGATTTTCTCTCTATCAATAAAACCATCACCGAACCAATGACGCTGGCTGAAATCTTTAACGAAGAAGAAGTCGCTATTGAGGATTCATTTGAGAAGAGAGTCATCGGGTTTGGCGCGTATTAAACACTGCGGTAGATTACTTACATGATCACTTGCAACACTACTCAGAACTTCAAGTTCTAAGCAAGGGACTCTTCAACAATAAAACACTGAACTAAGATAACTGCACGATGAAAACAGGAATTCAAATGAGCCCGACTATTGCTAGTGATGGTCTTAACGGTAGTGCGATGACCATGAGTGCCAAGGGTGCTGACATGGCTGCGTATTTCCTCCGCGACCGTATCTATTCTGATAAGATTCTCGCCCCTATTCGGGAATACATTTGCAATGCGCTTGATGAACACACCAAGCATAATATCACCACACCAGTTCAAGTTCGTCTTGATAAGAATGCTGAACAAATTTGGACTTGGAGCGTTCGTGACTTTGCTAAAGGTCTGAACGAGGATAGCATTCGAAACATCTTTGGTATGTATTTCGAAAGCACCAAGAGCGGTAGCAACGATCAGATCGGCGGTTTCGGTATTGGTAGCAAGGCATTTCATTGCTACACTGACACCTTCTACGTTGACTCTTATTTCGAAGGCACTCACGCAAAGTATGCATGTGTTCTTGGTGGTGGACAGAAGGGCATTCCAGTTGGTGAAATCTATAAGATCAGCGAATCACCAACTACTGAAACTGGTATCATGGTGTCTGCTAATTTGAAAGCATACGATTATACAAATTTCTCTACAAAAACTAGGGATTTTGTGTATGGATATTCCAATCCAACTGCGATTGAATTTTATTACGGTAATACTCTGTTCAAGCCATTTAGCGCGGTTTACACCAAGAAAGTTGGTAATTATGTTATCAATGCATACGATCCGAACGCAACCGGAGTTACTGAACGTTTTAATATGGATTCGCATTACTCACTTGGAACTAAATATGTAACACATTATTACATTCGTATGGGTGGTGTTATTTATGAATATAAAAACATGAGCGGCTACAATGTTAGCGCCCACAAACCAATTGTTGTTGATGTTCCTATTGGTGCTCTCAGTCTTCCAATTTCCCGTGAAGGTATTGAAAACACACCAGATACTGCAAAGGTGTTTGTTGAAATTGCAACTATCATTGACAATATCCGCAAAGATGAATCTGCTTCTATCAAGGTCGAGCCGTTTGAAACTTACAAACTCTCTGATAGAGGGCGCACTTACAAGGGTGAAGTGTTCAACCATACTTGGAGTGATGTTTTGCCTGATACTTATGAATTTCTTCGTCTGTTGAATGGTCAGATGAATCCAAATTATACTGGAACTGATAAACTACTTACTGACCAAAAAGTCACTACCATTTACACAGTTCCTCGTGGTCGTTCGTCTTCTATGTGGATGAAGCGATTGCAGCGTTCTTTGTTTGCTGATCCCAAATACACCGGATATTACTGGATGTATAAAATGGAAGATGCAATCATGGAGTATTACAAAAAGTCAACTACTGTTGACATTTCAAATATCAAGTTTGTTGATCTTAAATCTTTGAAGCTTCCAAAGCTTCCAAGTGCAAATGATGGCAAGCCGAAGAGCAAAAGCACTCAGTATGCTCTTTATCGAGGATGGCACAAGAAGATTGGAACATTCACTCCAGAAGAATTCAGCATTTATCAAGCTACTAAGTTTCCAAAGGTTGATATTGACGATGAAGATTGGCATGAGAAGGTTGACAACTTTGATGATCTGAATGCCTTCACCATTGATCTGACAGAATCTCGTTACAAGTTCGGGGACCGCATTCTTTATGCTAAAACCTCTAAAATGGTAAACGCTCTGCATCTTATGAATTTTATTAGTGCAGATAGTTCAGAATACAAAGATGCGTCTTCTCGACTCAGGAAAAAAGCAGAAGAAATTCAGCGACGGGAACTTGTTATGAGTGTTGTTTACACTGAAGCTGTGAATACGAATTATTCTGAACGTGTCAAAGCTCGTCTCAAGAGTGATCCAAACACTGCTGAACGTTTGATCAAAGCATGGTCCAAGATCAAAAACGAAAACAGCACTCGCTCTCGAATCATTCGCCAACTAAATAGCTACACAATGATTGATCGCAAAGACCTTCGCGCTTTGCTTTCTCTGAAATAAAAAAAATCTACTTGACTAATACAAAACAACTGATAAAATACAACCATGACCTACATCATTAACACCACCGCAATCATCCTCTTTGTCAACGGCAAGAGCGTTCGAATTGAAAAGACTGATGTTCGCTATCCGCGAATTATCGCTACCTTCGATCTTCCAAAGGAAGAACAGGAAGCTGCTGTTGAAGCTATTGTCACCCCAGTTACCGCTACTCTGAATAAGATCAAGGGTGCTGAAGGTTTTGAAATTGTCGATGGCGATGTCTTCTACAAGAATCAGAAGCTTCCTGCTGCTCTTAGTGCTAAGGTTGCAAGCATCATCACCGATGGTCTTCCTGTTACTCACTTTGAGAAGTTTTGGGAGAACCTCCAGCTTAATCCATCGTCAACCTCTGTTAATGAGTTGATGGACTTCCTTGAATACAAGGAACTTCCAATCACCGATGATGGTCATTTCCTCGCCTATAAGGGTGTTGAAGTTGATTTCTGGAGCCGTAGCGGTAATCCTGACACTGTTGTTCTTCAGGGAACCGTTGACTCTAAGGGTCGTATCCTGAACAATATCGGAGATACCATCGAAGTTCAGCGTCGTGACGTTGATGACAACCGTTTCAATCATTGCTCGCATGGACTCCATGTTGGTTCTCTTGATTATGCCCGTGGATTCGCTCCTAAGCTGATTGTCGTGAAGGTGAACCCTGCTGATGTTGTTAGCGTTCCTAATGACTATAGCTGCCAGAAGGCTCGCGTTAGCAAGTATGTGGTTCTTAGCGAATACGTTGATGAAATCACCGCTTCTGTTACCGATTCTGAAGGTGTGCCGCTTGCTGAAAGCAAGAAGCAGCAGGACGTTGATCTTCGTGATGCACGTTCTGAGTTTGTGAATCGTGTTGAGAAGTATCTTGATCGCAAGAGTGACGAAGGTTATTCCGAAGTTACTGTTCGCCAGATTCAGAACAGCTTCTCCCCTGAATATCCGAGCCGTCAGAAGGTTTACGATGCTCTCCAGACCCTCGGTTATGGATGGCACGATGAAGATGGTGTTGTTATTGTGCCGCTTGACTAAGCGGTAATCATAAGAAGGGTCGGTGGGATTGTCGTTTTTCCCACCGACCTTTTTTTTTCTAAATTTACAGAATAAAACACTGCGCTAAAATACAAACATCATGAAACAACACCTACACACACATTGGATTAAGAAGAACGATGAAACCTGTGTCCTTAACTTGGATACTGATTTCAGTCCATTTGCTGATACCACCAATTTGTTTTTTCTTCAGTTCAAGAAGCTTGTCTTTCCGGGTGGAGAACCTCATTTCCAGATTACAACTGATGTTGCTCTGGAGAATCCCGGTGATTTGATTATCACTCATCGAGTCAATAGCGCGGCAGACTTTATGGATATTATCCTTGCTGTTGACGCTGCTCGCCGTGCAGGATTTACCAATCTCAAGCTTGTTATTCCTTACTTTCCCGCTGCTCGTCAAGACCGTGTTTGTAATGCTGGTGAACCGCTTACTGTTGCTGTCTTTGCCAAGCTTATCAATGATTGCGGCTTCTCGCAAGTTCTGATCTTCACTCCTCATAGCGAAGTGACACCTGCTCTTCTGAACAATGTTGTGGTTGTTGATGACCATAACTATGCAAAGTCTATTGTTCTTCGTATGATTCAAGATGACCGCACCATCAAAAACATTAATATCGTTTGCCCTGATGCTGGTGCTGGTAAGCGTGTTGGTAAGATTGCAACGCATCTTGCTAATGAATTTCCTGACATTCAATTCGATATGATTCGATGCGAAAAGATTCGCGACGTTAGGAATGGTTCGCTCAAGGATTTCTTTGTGCAAGCTGATGATCTTGGCAATCATCCATCCATTATTTTTGATGACGTGAATTGTAAAGGAGGGACGTTTATAGGCTTGGCCAAAAAATTGAAAGAAAAAAATCCGGGGCCGATTTACCTGTTTACGGCACATTCAGATACGGTTGAAGGTATTCAAAATGTGTGTCAACATTTTGACCATGCGTATACTGTCAATACAAAACATAATTGGGACGAATCGGTAGATTGTGAAAATTTCACATGTTTTAAGTTTTTGGTATAAAAGTTCCACCCATACGTTAAATATATACGTATGGGCCAACTTATAAAACCTCAAATCCAATGGACGCCAGAAAAAATCCAACTTTTAAAAGATGAATATCCGTTAGGTGATAAAAATCAATTAGCGAAAAAACTAGGAATTAAACGATCCACTCTAAAAGAGGCTGCTAGACGATTCAAAATTAAAAGTTTGATAGACAAACGAAAATATAAAGCATCTAAATTGTTAAATGATAGTCTTGAATCCTATTATTGGCATGGCTTCATAATAGCCGATGGTCATATAGGAAAACGCAATAACATAAAAATCACAGTTTCTCCCAAAGATGAAGGACACCTAATAAAATTTAGAGACTTCTTAGAAGTCAAGCAGCAAATAAAACACACCACTTGGAATACCACTTACGCAAACAATACTGAATCTGTCACGATTTCCATATCAGATGTTAATGCATGTGAACAGTTGCGAAATTTGTATAAAGTCGGTCATACAAAAACCATAAATCCTCCAAGCCTATTAAAAATATTAAATGATTCGGATAAGTTTGTATCATTTTTCTTTGGACTGTTTGATGGTGATGGTTGTTTTTGTATGCAAAAATCTAAAGTAGTGGCCATGAAATTTGAATTGCATTCATCTTGGATGGAAGTGTTAGAATCTATAAAAATAGCTTTAGAGAAACACTTCAAGATAGAATCGAGAATTTCAATGACATCAAGAGGGTATTCTAAACTTATGATTTACAAAAATGAAAATTTCCGAAAGTTAAAAAATCTAACAATAGATATGAATATTCCAGTAATGGAAAGAAAATGGAATAAACTAATATGATTACTGCAAAAGAAGCTAACGAGATAACCAATCCAGTCGCACATCAACTAAAAGGACAAGCTGATGAAAATATGTTTTTATCTCTTGAGGTTGCTATCAAGAATGCTGCAATGAGCGGAGGGTATTCTGTTGAATGTGACACACTTTTCACGACTTTTGTTATCGATAACTGAAACAAAATGGATTCAGCCTAAACTATACTAAGGTTTGGATTATTTCATGGCATTAACAAATAACTAACATGAGTAAGTTCAACATTGTCAAATACATTCCCCCAACATTGTTCAAAACGCATCCACATACAACTAAGGTTCATCATTTCATGCAGACTATTCTTAGGGATTTCAACTGCAAGTTTAGATTGCCTAGTTCTATTGATCTTTACCTGTATGTCTTCGAACAAGAAGAAATGCTTGGATTTGCCAGAGACAAACAAATCCATATCAATGTCGGATCGTTTGAGAAGCTTCACCACACATCCAATGGTCTGACCAACTTGTTCAAGACTCTCAGTCATGAGCTTGTTCATATTCATCAATTGCATTCTGGTATGTTGCAAGTTGACGAAGCTCATGGTCGCATGCTTTGGAGGGGATGCTTGTATCAAGGACCAAAGATCAAACCACTCTCTCCTGTGCCTGATAGGCAAGAAGTGATGGATTGGTATACAGCGCAATATCAAGCTTATTTGAACTTTCCTTGGGAGGTTCATGCACGCGACAATACCGACCCACTTTACGATCAAATCTTTAAACCATATGAAATCGAATAACATCATCAAATGACAACTAGACTATTCAAATCTGATCTATTGGGAGCAACCGTATCCCTAAACACTCTTCAAATCTTCTTTTGGGGTGGTATCTTTAGCCAATGGGCGAAGTGTGACTTCTATGATAAAGACGTTGATATTGCTTTTAATTGCGCTGAACAGGCAATGATGTATAAGAAGGCTATGCTCTTCAAGGATTACGACGCTATGAAAACCATTCTAGCTCAAGATGATCCTAGAAACATGAAAGCCATTGGACGAACGATCAAAAATTATGATGATGCGCTGTGGACAGAACATCGTTATAATATCGTTCGAGATATCAACTTTATGAAGTTTTCCCAAAATTCCAAATTCAAGGACTTGCTTCTTCTTACAGATGGATTTGAACTTGTGGAAGCTTCTTCTGAAGATAAAATATGGGGTATTGGTATGTCTGAAAATGATCCCGATGTTCTCGATAGAGACAAGTGGAAAGGTATGAACTTGCTTGGTCAAGCTATTGTCGAAGCACGGAATAAGATTATTCAAACGCTATGAAGACAGCGGCACTTGCTAAGATAAAAACGTTTGAACGTTCACTTGAAAAACACAAGGATCTTATTGCTGAAATTGAAAAAGCTATTGATGATGCAATTGAGGAATGTAAGACTTACGTTATGATTAAGAAGCCAATACCTTATCCGGTTGAAAAAATGCTAATTGAGCATGGTTATATTCTTCGAATGGTCGTCGGTGGTTTAAAAGAAATCATTTGGGAGTAATCATAAAACACTGCGGTAACTTACAAACGTAATCGCTCATATCTCCAACAAACACACACATGAATATCGGTCTAGTTTGTATCAGTGAAATTCTCAAAGCTAAAAGTAAAACCAACGCATTTCAAACGATGACTCGTTCACGTTTCAATTCTTTGAATCGCGCTGTTGCCGTTTCCGATCTTTCTAAGAAAATTCTACACAACGCTCGTTTGTGTAGTGTGATCATTCATCATTGTGCTACCTTGGGCATCAAGCATTATCGTGTTAGTAGCAATTTGTTTCCGCTGATTACTGACAGCACTCTCAGTCTCAAGTATGAAGACCTGCCAGATTTTTCCGAAATCAAAAATCGTTTGCAATATGCTGGCGAGCTTGCTGTTAAGTTGGGCGTTTCTATTTCATCACATCCTGATCAATTCAATGTGTTGCCATCATTCAATGACAATACAGTATCAAAAACTATCATTGAACTTAATCATCAGTCCTACGTTCTTGATTTGTTTGGATGCAAACAAGATTATTCTTCTCCGATGTGTTTGCATTTGAATCTGTCATTTGACAGTAGCAAAGAAACACTTGTCAATTATATTGATCGCTTCTTCAAAGCATTTGATCAATGTGATGTTGGTGTTCGTAATCGTCTTGTTCTTGAAAACGAAGACAAAGGTTTTTGGAACGCTGAGAATCTTTACAACAATTTTGGCAATCGTCTGCCTTTGGTATTTGACAATTTGCATGATGCTGTTAACTTCTCTTCGTTCTGTCACTTCGATCTATTCAAACACACGTGGGGTTCTCATGTTCCTGTTATGCATTGGAGCGAAGGTCTTAAAGACGCTCCTCGTAGTCATGCTGAATACGCTAGTCATATGCCTGCTGTTGTTCAATCCAACGCTGATTGCGTTTGGGAGTTTGAGCTTAAAGGCAAAGACAAAGCTATTGTCAAAGTGCTGAACAATCAATACAGCATCAATTAAACAATATGAAAGTTCGCGCCGTTTACGATTTTGTTGGTTTTGGAAAAAAGCAAAAGAAAAATTCCGAAAAAAATGCTCAGAAAACGCATTGCAAGACTAGATTTTACGAAAGGGTAGGGTATATTCTAACTGATGAACGTTACGAAGAGTTAGTGAAGCTAACCCACACAAAAGGAAAATATCTTCATCCCGGTGAAAAGGGAACAGTTTACCAAGTGAACTTTAGAGGTATTGACTTGAAAGTTGTTTACAATATGTTTTCTCGTTCTTTGATCACTATCCTTCCCTAATACAAGAATAAAACACTGCGCTAGAGTATCGACAATTCCCAACGGAACATCCACCTCACAAAAATATGAAAATCAATCTACCGACCGAAGTTATGATGGACTGCATGGAACGCAGTCTGAAATTCCGCCAATATGCGGCGTCTGTTCTTGCTGGTGAAATCAGTAAGCAAGAAATTGAAAGAGTTTTTGTTTTTCTGATTAGTTCGGGGCAAAAGATTGCTGCGATCAAAGCTCTTCGTGAATATTCCAGAAACAATAAAGATCGCTTGGATGCAATTAAAAGTGCATTTCCTTCGCAATATGAAGAATACGGATCACCCGCTGATACTGTCCTGAGCCTTGCTGCTTCCAATAAGATCGTGGAACTTTACGAATAAAAACTACAATATAATCACTACAAGCCCAACAAATATAATAAAAATATATGAACACAAATCCGTTGACAAATACAGATGCTTACAAGTTGTCCCACGCTGGATTCATGGACGCACGAACTGAAAAGATTTATTCCAATCTTACTCCAAGAACATCTAAATACATGCCGCTAATGCCAGAATTTTATGATGGTAAAGCTGTGTTTTTCAGTCTTCAAGGATTCATCAAAGATTATCTTATTGATGAATGGAATCGTGAGTTCTTCAATAAGCCAAAGAATGAGGTGATCAAGCGGTTTAAGCGTAGGCTGGATACCTTTCTTGGTAAGGATAGTATTTCAGTTGAAAAGTTTGAAAAACTTCATGATTTGGGATACTTGCCAATTAAGATCAAAGCACTTCCAGAAGGTGCGTCCGTTCCAATGAAAGTTCCATTCTTGACCATTGTTAATACACACAATGAATATGCTTGGTTGACTAACTTTTTGGAAACAGTATTGTCATGTGAACTGTGGAAGCCTTGTTATACAGCAACTTTGGTCAAATCTTACAAGAATCTGATTAATATTTATGCTGATGAAACTGTTGGCAATCGAAATCATACTATGTTCCAATTGCACGGTTTCGAATTTCGAGGAATGAGCGGTCGATATGACGCTAAAGCTTCGGGCGCAGGACTTCTTCTCAGCACTTATGGAACTGATACTGTATCAGCAATTGATTATTTGGAGGATTATTACAATGCCGATGCTGAGAAGGAATTTATCGCAGCTTCGGTTCCTGCAAGTGAGCATGCCGTGACTTCTTTGGAAACCGCACTTACAAGTGAAGAGGAATTTTTCCGAAAGGCTATTACAGAAGATTACCCAACTGGTATCGTCAGTCTTGTTAGCGACACCTATGATTTCTTCAAGATTGTTACTGAGACTGTAACCAATCTTAAAGATGATATTCTCAATCGAGAGGTCAATGCATTGGGTCTTGCTAAGGTAGTCTTTCGTCCTGATAGTGGTGATCCAGTTAAGATTGTGTGTGGTGATCCAGATGCTCCTGTGAATTCTCCAGAATATAAAGGGGCCGTTGAATGTCTTTGGGATGTTTTCGGAGGCACTTTGTCTGATAAAGGCTACAAAGTTCTCAATGAACGGGTTGGGTTGATTTATGGTGATTCATGCACACAGCCAGTCATTTATAATATTTTGGAGGGCTTGAAGAAGAAAGGATTTGCATCTTCAAATATTGTGTTTGGAGTTGGTTCATACAGTATGAATTATGCTACCCGTGATAGTCTTGGCATTGCTCAAAAAGCAACTTGGGCACTTGTGGATGGAGTCGGTTATGATCTTTTCAAAGCTCCAAAAACTGATAATGGTATGAAGGTTTCCGCAAAGGGATTGCTTCGTGTTGATATTGTTGATGGAGAATATGTGTTGAAGGACCAATGCACTCTTGAAGAAGAAGCTGGAGGAGAACTCAAGACTGTTTTCGAAGATGGCAAAATCATCCGAGAAACATCGCTGGCTGAAATTCGCGAACTGGTCGCCAAGAACTTCTAAATTATTCAAGGTCGTGCTCCCGGACCTATACGGGAGATTACATTTCAGCCTCTGCAATGAGGGCATTGAAAGAATCGTAGTATGCTTGATAGGCTTCGGCCAATGACCTTGTTGAAGGTTTCAAGTAGATGAGCGACCTGATCAGAGGCTGAAATGTGGTGGACTATTACCTGCCGTGGGTGTCCACGGTGAATACATCACAAATTACGGTAGCGATGCTTTAAAGTGGGCACCTTAATTGGAGTAGCCTCCGCCGTTACAATCTTCACAATAAAACACTGACGCAATATACAAATATGATCGCTTACAAAGCCACCTACAATTTCAAATGCCGTAATCAAGAGTATAAAGTCGGTAAGACTTACACTGCTGATCGGATGAAAATCTGTGAACATGGATTCCATTTCTGCCAAAAGATGGAAGACGTTTTCAATTACTATAATCCTTCTTCGGATTTCATTCTATTGGAAATTGAAATCCTTGGTAATGTGCATACTGAAGGCGACAAGTCTGTTACGGATAAGCTCAAGGTCATCCGTGTCATTCCTGAAGAGGAATATACTGAATGGATGAAGTCTTGGTTTCCCATCTATGAATATGATAAACGGAATAATAAGATTTCCAAGACTTATCCAGATGGTGACAAGTGGACCTTTGAATATGATGAGAGGAATAACAGGATTTCTCAGACGTATCCAAATGGTGAAAAGTATACCTTTGAATATGATGATAGGAATAACAAGATTTCTGAAACGTATCCAAATGGTAAAAAATACACCTATGAATATGATGATAGGAATAACAAGATTTCTGAAACGTATCCAAATGGTGAAAAGTATACCTTTGAATATGATGATAGGAATAACAAGATTTCTGAAACGTATCCAAATGGTGAAAAGTATACCTTTGAATATGATGATAGGAATAACAATATTTCCTTGACGTATTCAAGTGGTGAAAAGTATACCTTTGAATATGCGGTAATCACCGAAGAATAAAAACTACACAACTAACTAACAATATGCTACTAATAAAATTTGACGAAAATTGGGCTGACGAAATGGATGTCAGCGGGTTTAAGCTTTTCAAAAGCGAACAAGACTGGCAAAAGGCTATCAAAGAATTCAAAGACAAACGAGAAATCGAAGATGATGAAGATTGCTGCTTCTCGATTTATTTTGGAACTAATGAAGAAAATGAATATACTTCATTCAGCGAATTCCTGAATTGTTTCAAAGTGACAACCGTTTCAGATGCCGAAGTATCGGTGTTGGAAAAGTTATTTCCTGAAATTGATTATGGTTACGGACACTTCCCAATCTAAATCGACAACTATATATGAATTCCGTTGAGATTAAAGCACCGAACAGACTTCCCGATCCTTTTGGAAGTGATGTTGAATTGTATAATGCTGATGTTGCCATCTTCCTAGCGGGTAGCATTGAAAACGGGTCCGCCCAAGACTGGCAGAAAGAATTCGTTGCAAGGTATCCTAAAGATGTGTTGTTCTTTAATCCTCGACGGGATGATTGGGATGCTAGTTGGGATCATAATAGCGACCAATTCAATGAACATGTTAATTGGGAGCTTGACATGCTTGATGATTCTGATATCATCGTCATGTATTTCGATCCCAATACAAAAAGTCCAATCAGTCTTCTTGAACTCGGACTGTATGCAAGCCAACGAAAGTTGATTGTTTGCTGTCCTGATGGATATTGGCGACAAGGCAATGTTCGTGTGGTGTGTGAACGCTACAATATTCCATTCTTCACAAACAAAGAGGATTGGTATGCATACATCGACGCAGTTCCATTTTATGTCTGACAAATTCACAATCCAACAAGTCCGTAATTATGTGGAAGGATGGCTTTTTACATCTTCTGACACTTCCAATCTTTCAATCAATGAAATCAAAGCGATGCTCAACAATGCTTTGGTTTGTTTGGATGATCATAACGATGGAATTGAATCTTACGTGGAACGATTTCCTGAAACAAGTAACAAAGAATAAAACACTGCTCTAATCTACAAACATCACAAGACGATACAACACTATGAAACGCCTCCTCAATCTAATCCGTGGTTTCTTTGCTCTCTTTATCGGTGGCATTGAAAAGAATAATCCTGAAGCTCTTCTTGAAAATGAGAAGGAAAATCTTCGTAAGCAAATTGCTAACTTCAACGGCGGTCTTGCTATTCAAGCTGCTCTTGTTGAAAAGCTCTCAGCACAAGCTAAGAAGTTGTCTGTTGATGAAGACGATCTTCGGGCTAAGATTCCAGTTCTTCTACAAGCTGGTAAGCGAGATCTTGCTGCTCAACTTGCTCTTCGTCTACAAACTGTTGACAAGGAACATGATGAAGTTTTGGCACAGTTGGAAGCTGCTGAAAAGTCTTACAAGGATTTGACCCGTGCCCGTGATGTTTCTGTCAAGGCTGCTAAAGATAAGATGGAAGCTCTTGGTCGTGGTATCAATGACCTCAAGGTTAAGAAGGCAACCGCCGAACTTACCGAAATGGCTAACGGTATGATTACCTCACTTGGTAGTAGTGGTGAAAGTCTTGAACGTATCACTACGCTTGTTGAAGATGAACGCAACAAGGCGGCTGGTCGTCTTCGTGTGGCTAAAGATAGCGTGTCTCTCGCTGAAATTGATGAGCTTGAAGCTACCAATCAGACTATGGCTGAACTTGCTCTTGCTCAATTCGAAGGTAAGAGCAACGGTGGCAACCTTGCATACAATCCAATCAACTCTTTCGACAACGTTATTGAAACCACAGCGACGGTTGTTCGTTAAACACTGACCTAATATAACTACAGAATGAAAACACTCATTAAACAAATCGGATTCGCCCTTATCGCTCTTACTGTAAGCGTGGGCATGATTGACGCTAAACCAAGTAGTAGCTCAAGTAGCTCTAAGAGTTACGGCACTACTGGATCAAGTGGTAGCAATAGTGCCAAATATAATGGCAGCACTCCTAGTAAGAGTTCAAGTAGCTGGTTCTCTAAGCCTCAAACTTCTACCCGTCCACAGTCTAATGTTGAACGGTCCAAGTATGAAGCGGCATCCAAGAGTGGCACTGTTTTCAAAACCCGTGAATCTGCTGTTGCTGATTTCAAGGCTAAGAAAGCAACTACATATACCAGTAAGTTCGCTACCGAACCTACCAAGCGTCCCGATCATATTCCACAGACTTACAAGGCCAACGGCACTAGCTACAATATTACTTACAATCAAAATGTTGGTGGTTATGGATACTGGAATGGTGGTGGACCGGGACTTGGAACCTTCATGCTTTATGATGCTCTCTCGGATGCTGTCATGATGAATACTTTGATGGACCGTGATCATTATTATGTTGGTGATGCTCCAACTGTAGTCAGTCATTCTAACACTGGCAGCACGTTCCTGACTGTAATGTTGTGGATTGTAGGAATTACCCCCTTGTTTATCATCATTGGATTTCTAATTTCAAGAACAATGTAAGATATATGAAAGAACTTATCAACTCATTTCGTAATTCAAAGCAAGGTGATCTTATTCGTATCAACGACGTTGATCTTCTGATCGAGCTTGATGATACTGCCAAGGGCAAGCTTCCTGACTTTACCGTTAAAGAAAAGCGTGGTTGGAAAGCTAACCATTCTGAATACATTGTCATCACTCTGGATCATGTTGGAAGTGACAATGAATACCTTTTGATGTGTAGCGTTTTCCAAGATGCTTGTGACGTTAAGTTTTACAATCGTCCTGACTTCTTTATACCTGATCGTCGTAACGTTCTGATGGAAAGTGATAATGGTTGGTTGTTTGACTTTGACAGTTACCCACAAGAAATCTACAACGGTGATATTGTTTACAAGAAGAAGTTTCAGAATGAAATGTTTGGAGACACTTGTATCGTTGAATGGGAAACTCCATCCAAGATTGTTGATTATCAACTGCTGGTTATTGAGACTGGTTCAACCAATGAGTTTGGTGGATGGGTTGAGTTCTATCAAGGTCGTCAAATCAAAAACGAAGAGGTTGTATTCTAATCATGCACATGGAAAAAATACCGCTGCGGGATGATGACTCTCATGAATTCATGAAGAGTAAAGGATTTGAAAATATCCAAGGTGAAGATGGATGTTATGAAAGTGTGTGGAGAAGTTCTGACTTTCCCATCATTACTTTGAAACTTTCATTTACCAAGATCATCCGAAATGATAAAGATTTTTACGGAGCTATTTATTACTGTGGTTATGTCGCTGGAACAGAGAATGGACAATCTCAAGTGATAAAGAATCTTCGTAAGAAGACCGAAAAATTCTTAGAAAATCTAATGGAATAATAAAACACTGCGCTAATCTAACATCACAACCAACAACCACTATGAAAAAAGAAAGTCTAATTGACCTCAAACTCGCTAAGAAACTATACGATGCATTTGCTAAGGTTTGGAATCCTGATGAGCAAATGAGCCTCACAGTAAATGTCCTTGGGCATGATGTTGAATACATTTTTGATCTGTTTCATCCTTTTAACGATGCATATAATGTTGATTCTATTTATTTACAATTTTCCGAATACAGAGCTTCAAAAGAAGCTGATAAACTTTTCGGTAGTTTGTCCGACTATTCATTCGATATTGTAGATAACGAAGCTATTTACGATGCACAATGGAAACTCGAAAAGAAGTTGAACGGTTTGTTTAAAGCTGAAAAACAAATCAGAAAGCATTTCCGAGACATTGATATTTCTCGAAATGCATTTTATGCGTGTTTCAAATCCCTTTCGAAAAACACTCTACTTCCTTGGGTTACTGTTAGTGCTGCTCTTAGTAATCTGAGCGTTGCTCCAAAGCCAATCGAAGTGAAGCTTAATGGTTCATACACTGCTAAGATTGTTCCTAATACCACGACCATTCAAGTCGGATGCCAGAGTATTCCAGTCTCCGCGATTCGTGAAGTTCTCGCAACTTACGATGAAGTCTCAAACAACCAATAATATGAAAAACAACATTAACGTAAAAATCAGTCCCGATGATCTTCCTGCGCTTCTTACTATTGCGCAGTCGTTTGGATATAAGTGCTTTGATAACCGCTCTGTTGAAACATACGCCGCTGACTTTAAAAGAAATCCTTGGATTGGTGTGAATTTCCGTCGCGCATATAAAGACTGGCAAGGAAGTGATGATGCTCCTGATTTGATTTGGGAAGATAATACACTTGAAGTAATCAATTGGCTATCAAACAAGGTTGAAAACACTTGCAAGCTGAATGATTCATACACTGCATTTTTCAAAAAAGATGGCATTGAGGTTGGATGCCAAACATTCACCTATGCTGCGATTGACAAACTTCATGAAAAGAGTCTTGAATTTCGACAATTTCACAAACTGTAACAACAACCAATAACACACAAACATATGACCGATAACACTATCATCAAGCAGTTCATCCGGGATCGTAAGAATAACCCGCGTGGAGTTACCGTAGCAATCAAGAAGGACAATGAAGTATTCTATGGATACTCTCTTTGCAATCCTCTTGATCGTTTCGACAAGCAACTTGGAGTCCGCATTGCGGTCGCTAGGGCACTCAGTAAGAGCTTCAACCTGCCGATGAGCCCGAACACCCAAGAGGAGATTGCGGACCATTTCAGGGCACTTGAGAAGCGGGCAATCCGTTATTTCAAGGACGTTCCCGAGGACAACATTCGTATTGATTTCGATGCATCTGTTGTTGTTGAAGACATTGATGAAGCTCTGTCTTAATCGAACAAGGGACCATCTATGATTCTCTTTGATAAAAAGCTAATTCCTGATGGTCCCTTTTTCGTGGGGGTGAGTGGTGGTGTTGATAGTATCGCCTGCCTTCACCTTCTACATAGAATGCTTGGCAATCGTGTTAAAGCGTGTCACTACAATCATAACCTGCGACCGCAAAACAATATCATGCAACAAAGCGTTGAACGCTTTTGTCATGAATTGAATATTGAATTGGTTGTAGGAACACGCTCTAGCCAAGACATTCTTAACAACGTCGAGCATAATCTTCGCCAAGATAGACTGGATTTCTTTCGCAGTCTAAATCATGACGTTGTTCTTTGCCATCATCTCAATGATGCGGTGGAGAGTTACATCATGAATATGTTGCGCGGTTGTCCAGAATATATTCCAATTCCAACAATCACACAGTTGGATGATTCTTCATACAGTATTCGCCATCCATTTCTACATTCTCCGAAAGAGAATATGGTGAGCTATGCAAACAGTCAAAAGCTGAATGGTTATGTGATTGAAGATGAAACCAACCAAGACAGTAAGTATAGAAGGAATTGGATTCGGAATGAGGTTGCTCCGATGTTTGAAAAGTTTGGTCTTGAAAAGATCGTCAAGAAAAAGTTCTATAGTTGACAACTTTATGTTGTTATAATAACTTTATTGATCTGACAAACTCGCTATGGTATAGTGAGTAGAGAATACCACACTTAATATGAGCGCACATACATTTAACATCGAAGACATTACGAAGGTTGTTACTGACATTATCAATAACTCAACCGAATTGCATCCTCTATCAGATTGCATTTCAATCTCAGAAACAAATGAAAAGTTCATTGCAGTTCATTACTGCAAGAATTGCAAATCCCATGAATTCAAAACGTTTGACTTTTCTCGTATTCGTCATATTATTGAAGACTACGGAAACTTCGGAATGGAGGAAATTGATGTTGGGGAAACAGCATCTACCGTTTACAAAATTTACAAAATTCTATGAGTCTGGAAAAAGCAATACACCACGGCAAAGAAAAACGCAAACCATATTACGATTCTCGCAGGTTTGATTGGTCTTGTAAAAACAATGGTTCGTGCGCGTATTGCAGAGACAATAGAACGTTCAAACATAAAAAGAATAGCATTCAGAAAGACAAAACAGAACAGGTCAATGAGTATTTCGGGTATTGGCATTTGCCTGATCCGTCTGATGGTGAACAAGAGCATTGGGAATCAGTCTATCGTCATATGGGTATTGATCCTAATAATTGGGACACTCTTGTTGAACTTGGAGAACTTTACAAAGGATAATAAACAACAACTAAAAAATAAAAAATATGAAACTGGTAAAGGTATTTGAAACTAAAGATGGCAAACTATTTAATGACCGTGAAGTTGCTGAGAAGCATGAACTGATGGTTAATATCCGTGGTTTCCTTCAAACCAATGGCAAAGGTGGAAATCTTACTGCTACCGATGTTGCTACTTTCCTTGCTCAAAAGCAGAATGAACTGTATGAAGTCATTGGAAAGTATCGCAGGACAATGGCTAGTGTTAAAGGAAGCAAGGCTCGGTAACAATTAAACACTGCGCTAGGGTGTGAGCATGCAAAAGCTGCTGACTACCTCAAATCCAAAGATTCTCAAAGGAACCAAGCTTGGATACCTTTCCAGCGGTATCCATCTTGCTCCTTACACTCTTAGTGGTAAGAATACTTGTCCTAAAGCAAGTCCGGGATGCGCTCTTGGATGTTTGAATACCGCTGGATTGGGTGTGTATAACCGCAATCAACAATCCAGAATTAAAAAGACTCAAGAGTTCTGGCACAATCGCCAAGAATTCCTTACTTCCCTGCATCGGGAAGTTACCAATACAATCAAGCGGGCTGAAAAGAAAGGTTTGACTCCTTGTTTCCGACTTAATCTTACCAGCGACATTGCTTGGGAAAGCATCAAGTTCGAAGGTAAGAACTTCATGGATCACTTCCCCAACGTTCAATTCTACGATTACACCAAGGATGACAAGCGTATGCTTCGCTTCCTTAGTGGTGATCTTCCTAAGAACTACCACCTTACCTTTAGCCGTAGCGAAACAAATGACGCTGCGTGCGACATTGTTCTCGCTTGTGGTGGAAACATTGCTGTTGTGTTCAAGGGTTCTCTTCCTGAAACCTACAAGGGTAAGAAGGTTATCAATGGAGTTGAAGATGATCTTCGCTTCCTTGATCCCAAGAACGTTGTTGTTGGTTTGATTGCTCTTGGTAAAGCCAAGAAAGATACTTCTGGTTTCGTTGTCTCCAATTTCTAATTCTATGCAAGACGTTATCATTAATTTCCCGTCGTGGGTTCATGCGTATGCTTCCAAGCATGGTGTGTTTCCCGATCAATATCAAAGTATTGCTGTCAAGCAAGACATTGCAAGCATTCCTCTGCATGATGAAATGCAGAAAGCTGTTAAGAATCATGAGCTTTATCAAACTGCGGTTGAGCGTATTGATTCGATGATGGATAGCTACAACTACGAAGGTGGTTCTCTTATCAGTATCAGCGAAAGTCGTGAAAACTTCGACAATCTGTATTCCACTTCTGCGGAATCTAAGTATAGGGGAGGTCTTCAGGAAATTAAGATCGGAGATCACTTCGTTCTTTATGGCTTTGATTACGATTGAACAATAAAACACTGACGCAATATACAAATATGATCGCTTACAAAGCCACCTACAATTTCAAATGCCGTAATCAAGAGTATAAAGTCGGTAAGACTTACACTGCTGATCGTATGAAAATCTGTGAATACGGATTTCACTTCTGTCAAAAGATGGAAGATGTCCTCAATTATTATTCATTTTCTTCGGATTTCATTCTATTGGAAATTGAAATCCTTGGTAATGTGCATACTGAAGGCGACAAGTCTGTTACGGATAAGCTCAAGGTCATCCGTGTCATTCCTGAAGAGGAATACACCGACAGCATGAAATCTCGGTTTTCTGTTTATGAATATGATGATAGGAATAACAAGATTTCTCAGACGTATCCAAATGGTAAAAAGTATACCTTTGAATATGATGAAAGGAATAACAATATTTCCTTGACGTATTCAAGTGGTGAAAAGTATAC